TAAATTCACAAATCTTCAAACATCAAATTCGCTTCAAACTGATAAATTATTAAGGCATGATGAATTATGGGAAAGAATATATAAGCCGGTAAAGATATTAGTAAACGGTAATACCGGACAATTCACGAAATGGAAAGGTTCATCAAGGGAACTCGAAGAATTGCTATCTCGATTTCCACAAATGATGACAATTGACAAAACTGAACGGGCTATGAACCTGAAAATATTCATAGAGGAGGAACTTTTCTTTGACGGAGAGGAACCTTCTGGTTTGACTGATTTTCCTTTTACACCTGTATTGGGGTTTTTTGACAGTGAATATGATTTAATGGAAGATAAGTTACAAGCCCTTGTTAGATGTATGCGTGATCCTCAAATAGAAGCGAATAAAAGGCGTTCTAAGATGCTGGATATACTTGATAGTCAGTTAAACTCAGGTTGGATAGCAGAAGAGAGTTCTATCATTGATGATGAATCTTTGTTTATGACAGGACAGGGAGGCGTAATATATAAAGGAAAGGGAAAACCTGATCCGACAAGAATACCGGCTGCGGATATCCCAGCAGGGCAGTTTCAATTTGCGGAAATGATGGATAAAGATATTATTGATATTCCGGGTGCAAATGCAGAGTTGCTGGGTTCTCCTGATTCGCAGGATGTTGAAGTTTCCGGGGTTTTGTCAAAATTGAGGCAGGGTGCTGGACTTACTATATTGCAAGATTTATTTGACAATTTAAGTTTAGCGGAAAAGACACTTGCTCAAAAGATGATAAAAATGATACAGGTCAACTATGAACCGTCTAAGATAGAGAGGATTACAGGCAGGAAACCTACTCCTGAGTTCTACAAAAAGGATTTCGGTAAATATGATGCTGTACCAGTAGAAGGATTGTTGACGGATACTCAAAGGCAGATGAATTACCTTCAATTATTTGCGCTTAAAAAGGAAGGTGCGCCGATCCCGTGGGAAGCGATTCTTGAAGCTGCTCCGATAGAAAGACGGGATTTACTTACACAGGTAGTTAAGAAGGCGCAGGAATCAGCACAGGAAGGCCAGAAAATAGAAACAGCAGCGCAGATGTCAGCAATTGAGAACGAGAAGGCTAAAACTGCAAAAGAGCAGGCAGAAGCGCAAGAGAAGATGAGCAAAGTCGCTGTTAATGAGTCTGTAGCCGGTTTGAATAAAGTGAAAGCTATGAGCGAGTTGGTCTCAATCAAGAAGAGTAGTTTGACAAGGAGGTAGAGATATGAAAGAAAATATACATACACTCAGGAATGAATTAACAGAAGCACATCAAAAAAAGATAGAAGAAATTATTAATGCGAATCAGTCTAAGTCTAAATATTATATATTTGTAATAAGTACCCCGCATTCAACTCTTGAGGGTGTTATCAAGACAACCTTTACTCTTTTGTCGCAAATACCACCGAGGATGTTAGGTTCAATGCTTTATTTTGTAGACAACGGCGCTGGAAAGCTGGAAAGGTTGTGGGTAATCCCCAGGGACATTATCAGGCCGGAGAAAACAGTTGACTATGAGAATTTTGACGATAATATTCAGAAAATAGGGAAACAGCAACTAATATTAAATTAAAATGAAATATAGAGAATTAGTAGATAAGATGACAATTGAGGATATGGAGTTGATTAAAAAGCAACTTGGTGTTTTTGCAAAAATTATTAACAAATATAAGTCTGATAATTTTTACGGCAAATTAGAAATTAGCTTTGAAAATGGAAGTCCGGTGCATTGCAAGGAGACAAAATCAATAAAACTGTAGACAAGAAATGTCAAGAATCGAGTCTCTTTTACTCTACAATCCTTACACTGGAACAGGTAAGGATTGGTATGCGAGCAGAAATAGAGGCTGTTGAAAAAAAACAAGGAACAGGCAAGGCTTTTTCTGAATTATTGACAGATGTTGAAAAGATACCAATGTTATATTATTTAGTAGAGAATAACATTAAACAACTCAAAGAGTTTATAAAGAAGGAAAGAAAATGATTAAATAACACAAACTAAAAATTTAAATTCAGTACTGAAACAATCAGGCTGAGATAGCTTTGTAAGTCGGGGAATATCACCCCGCTATGCTATCTCGGCCTTTTTTTATAGAGTAAATTCGGGCGATTAACATCCTGGCCGCCGCAGGGCAGAAACCCTATCTAATAGGAGAAGCAACAATGGCAGAAGAAAACACCGAGGTAGTTCCAGTAGAAGAGAATAATGAGGAAGATACTCCGGTAGAAGAAAAAACAGTACCGATAGCTGTAATTGAGAAAATGAGGCAGGAAAACAACGATTTGAAGCAGAATATGGGATTAATGCAACAGCAAATGTCAAATATACAAGATTCTGCAAATCAGATTGCTGAGAACAATGTACCCTCTGAGGACGGAGAAGAAATCATGACGCGTGACCAGGTAAAAGAGATGGTTGATGCTGGTAATGTTCAGGCAAATAATGGTCTTTCTGAAATGGCAATGAGAGTACAGCATTCCGATTACAATACGGTAATTAATACGAATTTACAAAATGTAATTAAAGCTAAACCGCACCTGTTGAACTTAATAAAAACTAGCCATGCACCGCATGTGTTGGCGTATGAATTAGGGATCACTGATCCTGCATATACCACAGTTAATCCTGCTGATCTTGCCGGGAAAATAAAGGCAAATCAGGACAAACCGGGATCGGTAAACAAGGTTAGTAGAGGAGGTCAGATATCTTCTGATTCAAAATATAAGACAATGGCATCTGTTGATTTTGAGAAAGAAGTAGACAAGGTACTGGCAGGATTAAGCGGATAGCGCATAAAGGGGGATTAATCAGATGGCATTAACAACTACAACGGAAATAGATGCACAACCATCATTATATTATGACAGGTTGCTTTTAGAGAGAGCTTTGCCGGAATTAGTTCATGAGTTATTTGGACAGCAGAGGAATATACCTGCAAAAAGTAGCGCACAGATTAAATTTAGAAGGTATTCGTCTTTAAGTAAGAAAACAACTCCGGTACCTGAGGGTGTTACACCTACCGCAGATCAGTTAGCAAAGACTGATTTGACAGCTACTGCCAGTCAGTATATTGGTATTGTGGAAATCACAGATGTCATTGATTTAACGGTACCTGATCCGGTTATGACTGAAACGGTGATGTTGCAGGGTGAACAGTTAGGACAGACAAGGGATGAATTGATCAAGAATGTATTGGCGGCAACAGCGTCAGTTACAGACGCTGCAGGTGGTTCTAACGGGAATACACCTACAGAGGTAACAGAAGGTAATATCAAGGACGTTAGGGACACACTGATGGGTAATAATGCAAAATTTATCAATCGTGTGGTTACCGCAACTACAGGTATAGGCACTACTCCTGTCAGGGCTGGCTATTGGGGTATTGCTCATAGTGATTCATTGTCAAACCTGGAAAGTGTAACCGGGTTTCTACATACATCAAAATACCCGGCACAGAGTACGATTCTTGAAGCTGAATGGGGTGCGACTGGAAATGTAAGATGGGTTACAAGCTCAGAGGCACATTACCTTGATACCACGGTTGATGAGTATAAAATGCTTATATTTGGTAAGAATGCCTATGGGAATACTTCTATTGCTAATGGTAATATTTCAAATATTCGCAAACCGTTTGGAAGTGGTGATGACCCGGCAAACCAGAGGGCTACTTCTGCGTGGAAAATGTGGCATGTTACCAGGATATTGAATGACAATTTCATGCACGCACTGAATACAACACTTTAAAGATATCAGCTTATAATCGTATTTTTCAGGAGGATTACCAGTGAGATTTAAACAAGCAACAGTTACAGGGACAGGTGCAGCTATCAATGTTAAATGTGGCTTTGTACCGGATTATGTAAAAGTAGTAAATGCCAATGCCGTTACAGGCGAAATAATGTCATTAGAAAGTTTTAAGGCCCAGGCAGACGGCGATTCGTTTGCGACTACAATGATTGCTGATGATGGAACAACCAGTGACATTAACTATGCAGTTGAAGGAACAGACGGCCTTTCTGGGTATGATAAATCGGTTATTGCTGCGGATGACGCACTTGATCCTGTTATCGATTCAGGATTTACAGGGTTTACAATTCCTGCGGCTTTCCAAGCGGCATCTGACGTATTGCATTACATAGCAATGGCAGAATAATTTATACTTAAATCAGGGAGGATCATAATTAAGTGACCTCTCTGATTTAACCTTTAACAAGGATGGTCACAAATGGAAGAAGAAAAGATGTACAAGTTTATTAACGTTGAATCACCCGGCAAGGACTTGGAATTTAACTTGGAATGTAAAGATAATTATCATTTCTTAGACGGGAATACTTATCGGATGCCAAAGAAAGTAGCTCTTCATCTTAATTCCCTTGGCTATCCTATTTATGAAGAGGCCCTTGATCCTAGAACAAAGCAGCCATATTCAAAGAAAACAGGTTTTAGGAACAGGTTTAGTGTTGTCGAGGTTGGAGAGGTGCCTAAAGAGCCGAAAGCGGAAATTGAAGATACTAAAGAGCTGGATATAATTGACAAGCCAATTCCGAAAAGAGGCCGTCCGTTTAAAAATCCAAAACCTGAACCAGAACCAGGACCAGAATTAGTACCAATGGGATAAATCTATGACATGGAATTTAGGGACAATCAGAACAAAGATTAGGGTTATTACAGGCAGGCTACATACTGCAATAATGTCTGACTCTGAAATTGATGATTATATCAATAATTATTATACCAATATTATGCCGGTGCAGCTTGATTCACGAGCATTGGAGGTTTTTTATTCTGATGTAACAGTTGCTGGTACAGGTGAATATGCCCTTGCTTCAACAGTTCCAGCAATTAAACTTCCATTAATGATAGATAATGTCCCTATTCCTTTGTCGTATGATAAGGAAGCCTTTTTCAATGATTTTCCTGAAACAGAGACAACACAGGGCGAACCAATTGCTGCATTGCTATTTGGAAGGACTTTGTATTTACGTCCAATCCCTGATGCTGTATACACCTATAAGGCTCCAATTACAGAAGCTCCTACTGCCTTTGCAGTAGACGGAGATGTACCGGCT